TTACGTTATCGTTTTTATCCTTTTTCCATTTGTAAGACATAAACTCCCTTCTTAGGTTTTTGCTATTGTAGTGCAAGTTTATTGGATAAGATTTCATCTTTACTATTCCTGCCCATACATCCTTTTGCGCTGGTTTGATATTAAATCCTTGTCGGTAAAGTTCCTCAATAGATTTAGGCTCGGCAGCATCCGCATAGATTGTTGCTCTTTCAGGTAGCTTCTCTTTAATCAATCTTGATAGATCACTAAGAGTCAGTCCGCTTTGATAAACTATTTCCTCAAAGTAGTTTTGTCCTTCATAATGAGTAACCTTAACTAATGCAGCTGGATGGACATAACCAAAGTCTAATCCATAAAACACATCACCATCTGGTGCTTGGTCATATTGTTTCCATTGAGTGTATATAATTTCCTTTGCTGAACCTCGTTCACCTAATCCGTAAACCTTCCACATAAAGTCATCTGGTAAGTCCTTGTATTGCTCAATGTTTCTTATTTGGCTTTCGCTTAGGTTTGAGATATTGTTTAGGTAGGTAGAATGGATGCGCTTGTTCTTTGGATTGTCGGCTACTTCATATACCCAAGAAATAAAGTCAGCTGGATTCCAGTCTAAGAATGATTGTCCAGTAGTACGAATCAAAAGCTGGTCAAACAAAGCCTTGCTAATTAGGTTTGCCTCGTTTACGAATAGTATATCCCTTGCTGGTCCTTTTGCTTTATCTGGGTCTTCAAGTCCAAACAACTCAATGTATGATCCGTTCTTAAACGTATAAATAAAATCCGTGTACCTAAAATCCTTTTCATCCCAAATATTCCATTGCTCCAATATGTTTTTGAAATCCCTATAAACTCCACGCTTTATGTGTGGTAGGGAATGAGATACGCACGAAATTCTTGTATTAGGCTTGGTTAAAGCAATGTGGATTAATAACTGAACAACCGAATAGCTTTTACTTGATCTTGAGCCACCTTCATTGCATATTATAGGATAACCTTCCTCGTATGCTTTTTTATTTGCATAGAATACTGGAGTAGCCTTAATCTTTAATTGGTTGACAATCTGCATCTGGTTCTATTGTGATTTGCACATTACCCTTTATGTCAGCGGTTATGTCGGTTGTTTGTTTAGGTCTGCCCTCTAATCTATCCAAAAGGATTTCGTAAGCCTTTAAATCGCCCTTCCTTGCCTTTGCTATAATCTGCATATCTAATTGCTCCGCTATTGTAAACTCCTCATCTTCGCCTGTTACTGGATTTCGTACTTTAGTAACCAACTCCAATAAACGTAAAAGCCTTGTCTTGCTATTAGGAACACCCTTACCCCTTCCGTTTGGATTTCTTACTTCACCCTTTTGTGCTGGTATTAAATTATGTTCATTTGCCATATTTTCTTAATATTCTCTAATTATTACAAAGTTAACTTTTAAACCATTGCAACCAAATTTGATGTGCAATTTGTGCAGTCATTACCGGTGGAACACTCATTCCAATAAGATATTTAGGTTTTAATTCTTTAAAGTTATAATCTAAAGGATAAGTTCCTATTTTACAAAAATCACTATTTGAAATAGAGTTTGGTTTACTATAATGGAATATTGGGCTTGAATCAGTTGCAATAATTGTATTACAAACTATATTAGGGCTTATCTTAAATGAACCAAAATAATGTCCCTTTTCATGTACTTTGGCTAAACTATATCCTTCAGGACATTTTTCCCATAGTCTTAAAGATTCTCCTGTTATAGGTTTACCTACTGATCCATCTTCAATTTCCTTATATAATACCGGTTTTTCGTTAAAGTCTAATCTTAAAGGTTTAAAGTTTAGTTCTTTCTTATGCCCTATAAAAAATACCCTTTCCCTCCTTTGAGGAACACCCATAGAAGCTCCATTTAAAAGGAATATTTGTACTTTATATCCTGCTTGTTCCATTGTTTGAATAATCTTTTTAGAATAAGCCTTAGCATTACCTAAAATAATACCTTTTACATTTTCTAATAAAAAGACTTTAGGTTGTAGCTTTATAATTGTATTACAATACTCAAATACAAGATCATCTAAAGTTTGAACAGCTTGCCCTTCCCTAAATTGCTTTTCTTTACCCCAAGCCTTTTCTCTACTCCCAGCCATTGAAAATGTAGAACAAGGTGGACTGCCATCTAATAAATCAAGGTTATAAAGTTCTTCCGGTAGATCAGTTCTTTGATTAAATAACCTAATATCTTCATTATAAAAATGCTTTGGATTGTGGTTTGTTTTATAAATATCAGCTACTTGTGGGTCAATTTCAACTCCGCCAATATGGTCATATCCAGCCAATTTATACCCCATTGTTGAGCCACCACCACAAATAAATGTGCCAAATACCTTTAAATTATGTTTTTCTATTCCTTTTGCAGGGTAACCATCTTTTAAATTCCAATTGTAAGGGAATTTATGGTCATTATATTCGTACTTAATCATTGCCTAAAAGTTTCCAAATAGCTTGTTCTGGTGTAGCTGCTATTTTAAGTAATTGTTCTTTTACTAAATGATATTCATCTTCTGTATACTTTAAAGTTATAGTCATTGAATCACTTACATCATCAAGGCTTAATTCTTTATTTTGATCTGCAAATCCACCAGAATCAAAGTTTGGTATATCTAATCCCCATTCAGTAAGTAATTGTTCATCCCAATTGTTTGCAAGATCATCCCAATCCCATTCGCCGTATCCTACGTTATCCTTAACTATAAACTCTTTCTTTTGTTCTTCGGTTAGGTCTTTAGCTTGTTTTACAGGTACATCTTTAAGTCCAGCTTCAATACAAGCCTTTAGCCTCATATTGCCACCTAATACTATATTGTTTTCATCTATCACTATTGGTCTAAGTTCAAGCATTTGTGGAAAGTCTTGGATTGACTTAACCAGCTTCTTAAACTTCTCATCCTTAATAATTCTTGGATTGCTTGGGTTCGGTTTGATTTCGTTGATGTTCATTATCGGTTTTTTAATTGGTCATAAATTTCATACAATAAAGCAAAGCATAAAATAATTATACCCATCATTCCTGCTGCCCATAAAAAAGACTGTATCATATTATCGGTTTTTTGTTGGAGTTCGTATTGAAATAATACTATCTACTTTTTTCTCTAAATTGTCATAACCTACCCATTTGCCACATTTAGTACATTCAAATTGGGTTTCTTTTATCTTACCAAACCACACATATCCTTCGGTTATTGCACCGCATTTACAAGTATATAGTTTCTTTCCGTATGTGTCTTTCATTATCTACCTTGTTTATTGTAAGGTTTAACTGGTTTGTCCTTTGGACCAGATGTCTTTTTGTACTTGCCACACTTTCTTTTGCCAAAGCTGACTTTGTTATTGCTGCTTACTTTCGCCATATTTATTTATTAAATCTGCCATAAAATCAAATCTTTGTTCTTGTGTTTCGCCAAATACATAGTGCGTAGTTCCATCAATTTCAAAAACATAGCAAGGATAACCTGCTATTTCTTGCTCTTTGCACGTTTCAAATATGTTACTTATATCTGTCAATTAAATCGTTTAATTCAGTTCTTGTCCATTTCTTAAGCCTATTGTTAACCGCCTCAAACTCTAACTCCTTAACGGCTTTTTCACCAATCCTTTCTACAAGTCCGATTCGGTACATTGCTTGGTTGCCGTGTTTAAACATATTGCATCCAGCACATTGTAAATGGATATTCCATTCGTTAAACCTTAAAGCCGAATAACCTTTAACAGTAAAGTAGTGTCCAGCTTGATTACCATTGTAACTTCCGCAACTAATACAAGGCAATCCTTCATCTCGTTTTCTTATATACGCATTAACTACCTTTTGGGTCTTTTCTAACAACTTGGGTAAAGGTATCAATGGCATAAAGCAAAATTAGGGTTACTTTTTCAATCTAACAACACAAAGTCGGTCATTGTGCTTGTAGCGTTTTTTGTTTATTGGGTTCATATAGTTCATAATCGTTTTATAGTCAGTATGTAAAAACCTAACTGCTTTTGCTATTGATCTAAATTCTATCTCCTCTTTTGTATCTAAGTAAATCAATCTTACTTCAATGTTGTTATCAATTCCTGTCATCGGTTTATCAGTTTGTAATAAAGTTGTTTTAATAGTTCCCAAATAGCTATGGTTATAAATATTTTAAGCATAATCTTTTTATTTCAAAATATAGATGTGCGGTTATATAAATTAAAGATGCCAAAGGAACTGATATCAGCATAAACTTTGCTAATTCATAAATAAATGTTAATTGTTTCATAATTGGTTTTGTAAAAATAGGTACAAAGTATAACGTTTGCACTCGTTTTTGATAAATATTTCATTATTTAATTTTTCTAAGTCTTTAGGTGTTTTAGCAGTTACCTTGTAATGAGCTATTATTTTTTTCTTTATTTGATCTGCTTTTTCTGGACTTAGATTTTCCTTATTTAATTCCTTTCGTTTCCATAGTACATCAAAAGCCATTGTATTTAGCAACTCCCAGCCTCTTTTAGCCGACTTATTCCAATTTTCGTACAATGCTTCTATAATTTCATCATCATTGATTTTAGGTATATCTACTGGTTGCGGTTCTACATAGGTTTTTTGTCTTACTTGCAAAGCTATCGGCTTATAAGCTGCCATCACATCACCAAAGAATTTAGGGGTAAACATAATCGCTTTGTCAACTGATAATTTCCCCATTGCATAAAGTTCAAAAGCTACTCCAAGTTCTTTTAGTTTGAAGTTACCATAGTTTTTAATTACAAATTCGCAAAGGAATTGAAACAACTCTATTGTAGGAGTTTGGCATCCGCTTAAAGCAATACAGGTCTTTAAATGTTCCTTAACCTCAATTGGTGAGCATCTACCAATACTCATTGTATCTAAAGCCATTGCAACTTTTAATTCTTCTGGTTCAAGTTTGTTATAAATCTCTAAGGGCATTGGATTGTTGCTCTGTAAATGTTGGTTTGCGATTGTAGCTAATTCCTGTTGCATTTGTTTCGTTTTTAAGTGCAAAAAAACCTTTCCAGCCTTTTGCTAATGATTGTTCAATTATTTGTAGTGCAATTTGTTCATCTCCATTTGATAATTTAACTAAGTCTTTTAAAGCTGCTTGTTCGCTTTGTGGGGTAGCGTATGTAAACTTAAATTGTTTTCTTTTAAATTCCTTCCACATATCCCAATAGTTTATAAATTCTTCGCTATCAAATGGAAGCATTACCATAACCTTAACCTTATCCTTAACCATTACCTTATCCATAACCATATCCTTGTCCCCTTGCAAGGGGCTTATAAGGGGCTTGTAATTGTCAATTTGTTCTTTATACCTTTCTAAATTTTTAATTATTCCTGTATGCGCTTTGTTGTTTTCACTTAAACCGCTTGGATATTGAAACTCAATAAAACTTGGAATAAACCATTTAGTATTATTTTCTAATGGTATTATCTTATCCCCAAAATATTCTAATGCTTTTTGTTCATCTAATTTTTCGCCAATTCTTATTTGAGCAACTTCTATATCAACTTGCCAAATGCCAGAATGGTCGCAGTCATCACAAACATATAACCAAAGCAGCTTGTAAGGGGCTTTTAAAGACCTAATAAAAGGCTTTTTCCATTTTTCTGTATCAGTAAATCTTTTAGCCATTGTGTTGAGTATTATATTTTGGTCTAATATTTTTAATTAATTCAATTTCATAATTTATATAATCTTCAGTTTCTTTAAAATAGAAAAATATATGATTGTAAATTTTTAATAAATGCCTTTTTACTTCGTGTCTTTCCCTTCTTTGATTTAAATTAATAGAACTTCCAACATATAATATGTTTGGATTAATTTCTAATCTTTCATAATCAATTAGATTTTCAAAATAGACCAACAAATAAACTCCAGCTTTTTTGGGAACAGATGAATAATTAGTACCATAAGTATTAGGAGTTTTCCAATCAATTTCTTTAATACTTAAATTTTCATTTTTAAATAAATAAACTTCCATAAAATAAAATAGCCCGCAGATTTGCTGGTAGTACGAGTACCAACGCCTCCTTGGGCAAAAAGTTTTAGATTAGAATCTCGTACATTCTATTGCAAATATAATCAATTAACCGAATATTGTGCTACTTGCTTTTTATTTTTTAGCTTAACAATGGTAGTTTTTATGTTCATACCATCGTTCCTAAGGTCAGCAATTCGTGCTGCTAATCTAAAGCAACCGAACTTGTTTAAAGCATCAATAGGGGTTAACTTTCTACCTTTATTTAGGTAGTTAGCGATTTGTTGGTTTTGGCTCATAGTTGTAGGTTTTAAATTTGCGCTTTACGTTATCGCCCAACGTGGGGGTTAGAATGGTAAATCGTCCTCGCTTTCTTGTTGGTTTACGGAAAATTCTTTTTTACCTGTTGGTGCATTATAAGAAACTTGCTTACCTCTACCACAATAGTTTTTCTTTGCTTTTTCTGCTCTTTCCTCTGGACTTTGGTTGTTCCATACTGTGTGCGTGTTTCCTTTGTCATCTGGTTGCTTTAAGAAGTCGGTTGCTACGTTTGCGTAGTGCTTGCCGTTTTTAGCTTCTTTCCAATTAATTTCCTCTTTGCAAATGTTTAATACAATCATTGTTTTTAGTTTTCGTGTTTATTAATTTGTTCTTGTTCTAATGCTATTTCGTTTTGTCTATCTTGTTCTAATTCTTCCTCATCTTCTTCATCCTCCCAGTCGCAATGTTCTAAACAATCTGGACAAATTCCAATTTCCTCCATTGTGGTATGTGCGCCGCAGCAAGTTGAATAAGGCATAGTTAATCGTTTAAATAGTTTTCAAATACTTCAAATTTATCAGCTAACATTTTATAAGGAACGTAATCCCTTTTAGGTTGATCTAATAACTCTGGGAAGTGTTTTTGTTTATGTAGTTTAAGTTTATACTTAGCTAAATTTAATTGATGAATCATTTCACTTGCATTTTGAGGATAGCTTGTATCTACTTTGTAATTCCAGAACTTAACTGCTTCCCTTAAATCCCATAATCTTGTTAATGGTGTCATAAAGTTTGTTTTTTCTTGGTAAATAATTTAGTTACTTCTTTGTCGGCTAATTCTTGGTTTAATGTGTAAAGTTCAGCCAATTCGTTTGTGCTAATGCATAAATCAATAGCTAACTCCAAGTCATCAAGATTATCGTGCGTTTTAATATAGGCTGGTTTTTCATCACTTTGCGCCATTTCATCACCTGTATAAAGTCCGCTTAAATCTTGTGGGTAAGCCTTTCTTAAAGCTAATGCTTCTGCAACTTTACTAAGCATTGTATGTGGCATCTTCGCCCATAATCCCATTGGTTTGCCTTCGTTCGTTCTTTGGCAATATTCATCCCAATAAGCTACTCCAACGGCTGCTTCATACCTTAAATCGCCGTGAAATCTAAATACTGATACCTTACAAGAAATTAACTTACCATCTTGTTCTACAAATACAGGTTCGCTTTGTCCACCATAGTTTCCGCTACGTTCAGCGATTACTCGGAATCCATCAATGCTTGTTTGAATGGTCATTTTTTTAGACCATCCGTTTTGCGTTTTTACGTTCCTGTGGATACAATAAATCTGCCTTGATAATGCATCAAGTCCTGTTCTTTGTGCTTGATAAAGAAATAGCTTTAGTTCATCAACTGTTGCCTCTGGAGCAATCTGCGATTTTACTAACTCTACTTGATCTTTCGTGTACGAAAGTTGTGGCTTTTTAGCCAGTTGTTGTTCGTTCATATTGGTTGGTTTTAGAGTTTAAAATTAGGTACTTTAGTGTTAATAACCAAATTAAATAAGCACATTTAAGTTGAAAACATCCTTTTTTATGGTATCATCAAACTTATTTGACAATTGACCCCTAATCTTTTGGATTGAGTGTAAAACTGTTGTCCTATCCCTATTAAAGATTTGTGCTATTTCCTCGCCATTTAATTCGGTTTTTTCCTTAGTTAAATACATAGTCATTTGCCTTGCCAAAGTAACTTCCTCGCCTCTATATTTGGACATCATTTGTCCATATTTAATTTGATAGTAATTGCACACTTTTTCGGCTATTTCAATTGCATACTCCTTTTGTTGTTCTTTGTCCATTCTTGTTGTTTTTATGTTTAAATGTTTGTCTAATAAATCCTTTAATTGATTTATTTCTTGCTTTAGTTTTTTGTTTTTTTCTCGCAAAACTTCTATTTCAAGTTCTGCCATATATGTTTTATGTACTTCTCTCATAGCTTATTAAGTTCTTTTTCTACCTCTAAATAAAATGCTGATCTACTATCTTCAAAAGGAATATAATCATATCGTAAATTTTCTTTTATTAATTCACTTACTAATATTAATGCACATTGTTTAGCTGCTTCTGGACCAATTTGTCTTTGATTATACATTTGATTATATAAATATTCTGCTTTTTGTTTTGCTTTCATATTAAAAATGTAAAAGGTTTATTGGTAACATAAAGTCCTCTGTTAAGGTATAAAGGTCCAGAATCAAGTAATGGTAGCTTTTAAGGATTCTGCGCTGGATGTCATTCATCCTTGCAATCTTGATTAGTAAATCTTCCTCGCTAATCATTGTTCTTGTATCATCCAAACCTCGCCTCCATTCAGCAAGGTCAGCCTCAAATAGATTTTGCCTTCCCTGTGCTTGTTTTAGCAGTTCCAGTAGGATTGTTGCTCTTTTGTGCAACTTTAGTTGTTTCTCTTGATAGATTAGTTTGCTCATATTGTTTTAGGATTTTATAAACTAACTTACTTAATGTTATGCCTTTAGAGTCGGCTTCGGTTTGTAGGTTAGTCTTGATTTGATTCGTTACTAATGTTGTTATTAGGGTTTTCATAAATTGCTTTTATGCCTTCGGCTAATTCCTTACAGGCGGTTACTGTTTCTTTAACATAGCCACTTGGCATTGTCTTTAATTTAGTTTCTAATGTGTAAATAAATGTTTCAATTGCGTTCATAAATTAGTTTTTATAGGTTTTGTTATAATAATCCATACCACCTTCAAATTCAAATGATTCATCTCTTTTGCCGTTCCATACGTTGATTTCGCCATTATCAAAAGCATTTCTTATATCAGCTTTTTCCATTGGCAAATACTTTTCTTCAATGGTTTTAGCTAATTGTTCTGGAAGAAATGTAAAGGTGTGAGCAGTTTTAATGTACTCTAATAGTAATTGCATTGGTGTTTTCATAGGTTAAATGTTTTGAAGGATTGCGGTAATTAAAAATGCCACGCATACAATAATAAATGCGTAAATCGGTTTGATGCTTTCAGCTTTGTAGCGTTCGTTTGCTTTCTCTTGTGGAGTTTTTAGTTTGTTCATATTGGTTGTTTTTGATTAGAAATCAAAGATAGGGTAAAACCTTATAACTTTATCAAACAAGCCAATTATTTTAAATAAATGTGATGAACGGCAAATAATAAGGATAAATGGCATAAAAAACCACCCTAATAAGACTAAAAGGGTGGTTAAACCTAAGTTCTCCAATATGAAAGCCAAAGATATATAAAAAACCCCACCTTTTTAGGGGTGAGGAACTATGAACGAACAACTATTTAGAACCATCTTGTAATGGTGTATCATTAGAATTATCAACCATTCGGTATCCTTGTTGCCAAAGAACCTTACATAAAGTTACACTTTTCTCAATAATTGCATCTTCATCATCCATTGGATTGAGTATATGTAAGCACTCGTGCAACAGGATTTCAAGCTGCTTCTTACCTTTTAGCCGTGAGTCAATATACACAACACCATCACTTTCAGCAATGCCGTGAGCCTGTTCCCTACCTAATTTGCGATATATGATTTTAATCTTCATCTTTCATTAAAGCTAAATCTGGTCTGTCTATTTCTTTAAATATAAGTTTCTCACCACCTCTTATTTTGCCTAAGGTTAATTTGATCTCTTGCTCTAAGTTGTGGAGTTCTATTAGTTTAGTAACTAACCATTGCTCTTGTTGTATTGGTGTCAATTTTGCAAAGTTTTTAGGGTATCTCATATTATTTATCAGTCTTTGAATGAAATTTATTACAAGTTTTGCACTTGAATTGTATCCTTGTCAAACCAGTAGCCGTTACAACCTTATTATTTCTGATTAAATCATCCGAACCGCACTCTGGACAACTGCCTCTATCCTCCCCAAATATTACCCCATAATGAGTTTTAGGCTCTATATGATTTGAAAGCATTTTAAATACCTTTTCTAATAAAACCACATCTTTTTTACAATACTTAATCATAGCCTCCATTGCAGCTTTGTCTTTATGCAATAGAATATTTTTCCAAAGACTATATTCTGTTTTGATCTTTTGTCCTATGCCTAAGAAATCAGCTATATAATTAAGCCTGTTAGAATTAAACCTAAACTTTTGCCTTGCAACCTTTAATGTATCAATTGTTGTGTATTTTGGGAACATTTCTATTTTATGAAATAAGCATCTTGTTCTAATCCAAGCTAAATCAAACTTATCTCCATTATGCCCTACTAATTCATTAGCTACGTTTGCAACCTCAATAAACTGTTCAAGCATCTTTTTATCATTCTGCTTTGCATCCCATTGTAAAGCATATACCTCCTTATCATCTTCCCATTTATAACAAATACAAATAATTGCCCTTTCTTGTATTATGTTTGAATAGTCAATGTTTTTCTTATAACCAGCTTCCCAAAATAAACCAATGTTTGGACTTGTTTCAATGTCAAAAAAAAGCCTTCTGCGTTTTGTTTTTGTTGTTGCCATAGTTTTGGTTTTATGCGATACTATTTAGAATTAGGTCTGCTTCTTCTTCCCTTCTTTTTACAAGTCCATCCAATCCTACATTTTCCCAAAGTCTTTTGCTTCGTTCTATTTGGTCAGCTATGCCCTCGTAATCAGCTTTTGCCACAAGATTAACTATTGCCCTCATTTCCTTTCGCCTATCGCCATCTAACTTGTTTCCCCTGTTATAAATCATTGAAACCAACGCACCTCTTGTGTCCTCGTTTAAAGTATCTAACTCTGGATAAATTGCCTTTGTCAAAGCATAGTATTTAGGTAGCGACTTATTAACGAACACATCGTATGCAAAATTGTATGGAATCCTAACTTGTAGTATTTCGCCACGCATCATTGATTTAACCGACTCACCTTTTATCCCTACCACTTTTCTTAACGCATTAAGAAAGTTTAAATTTAAGCCATCCCAATCGCTAAAGAACTGCTTCTCGGTAACATAACCCAAATCATAGCCCAAGCCAATTGTGCAGCCAGAATCGCCTCCAGCCCAAATAGGCTTTTGGTATCTTTTTTCATACACGGCTCTACCTCCGACCTCGTGCTTAATTATCATTTCAATTGCTTTCTTGGATATCATATTACTTGATTTATAAAGTAAACTAATCCAATTACCCACAATACAAAACCAATTGCAAATGCTCTTTTTTCGTTGTTTTCCATTATTTACTGAATTTATCAATAGTTGTTAAACCTGCAAATGCCATACTCATATAAAATACTAAATCCCCTAAATGGTCGCTTTTAGTAATTACAAAAGTTGTATATAAACAAATAGCACCAATAAAAGCTAAAATCCTTTTATGGCTCATAGCACCAACTTCATCACTAAACATTGAAATAATAAACTTCTTCATATTAAAACTTTTTATAGTAACCAAAAGAATATCCGTTCATAGTTGCCGTTGCCGTATATAAGGTGTTTTTAGCCGTTTTAAGGGCAATTGAACCGCCAATACCAATTTGTCCGTTAGAGTGCTTTAAATCGCCTATAAATCCCAAATAAAGCTGGTTCTTTGACTTTGGCTCTATTAGTTTGGTAATTGTTATCGTAGGTAGGTTAAAATTGGCACTAAAACCTCTGCCTTGTATCTTATTTTGACTGATTGTGTCTTGTATGTATGCGTATCCAATAGAATCTATGCGCATAGTATCGGAATAAACCTTTACTTGGTTATAATCCTTTACGATTGTAATTGTGTCCGTAATTGTGTCTATTAGGTAAATAGTGTCTAAAACTACAAAAGGGATTGAATTTCCCTTTATAAACTTAGTAAAAGTTTTCTCTTGGTAAACTGTATCAGTTAAGATTACAGGTTCACTTTTGGTGTATCGTGCCTCACTTCCGATAAAAAAGATTAGAACCGCCGTTAATAGAACGATTACTATATCTTTCATTACTTGAATCTTTTAGTCGCTTTAATGTAATACCTTGCAGCTAAAATACCAGAAACAATAGCAATCAAACTCGCTATAAGTGAAACTATCGGCTGCACATTTGCAACACTAATAAATGCGGATGTTCCGCTAACAATAGTTAATAAGTCCGATTGATTGCTATTATGTACCATTACGATTCAGTTGATTCTTGTGGTGGATTTTGTTCTGCGTTTAACTTACCTAAAAACTGCAATAATGGTAAACCATAAGCAGTTGGGATTGTGTTGATAAACGCTTCTAATTCCTTGATTTGATCTTGATTAATTGTTATCATAGTTTTTATTTTATATACAAATATAGTTAAATATTCAATTTAATTACGGATTTGTAAAAGGTAAAGGCAAAGAAATTATCGGTGGGTTAACTTGATTCTCTATTTGAGCATCTAAATTAAGGTCTA